GTATGCCACACTTGTGCCGATGAGTTCATTGAGAATGATGAGCTAGATTCTTTTAGTTTTCTGGACGATCTATCTGACGAGGAACTCGCCATGCAGCCCAACGCTCCTGAAGACGAGACGTTTGTTGTTGAGGAAGACATCTTCTTTCCCTGCGACGAGTGCGGGACGATGACTGCTGAGCACATGCTTGCATCCGTTCATACCGAGCCTCGTGAAAAATATACGGTCATGCGTAAGTGCTGCCCGCTGTGCTACAGCGAATGCTTTGACGACCCTCGTAACATCTTGACTGACTACACCATCAGCTACATTGAGGTTATCAAGCACGAAGTGAAGGTTGAAGCCATGAGTCGTGCCCAAGCGGAGCGAATCGTTTTGTCAGACAAGCATGCGATAGATCGAAGGACTCGTTTGGCTCAGGTGATTGGCAAGTCGATCACAAGAGATGGCTCATGAGAGTTCTTGATCTGTTCTCTGGTATCGGTGGGTTCTCTCTTGGATTGGAGGCAGCAGGTATGACCACTGTTGCCTTCTGTGAGCGTGACCCATATGGCACTGCAATTCTCAACAAGCATTGGCCTGATGTGCCTGTGCATAGTGATGTAAGGAATCTAGATGGAAAAAAATATGCCGGATCAATTGACGTTGTTTGCGGGGGCTTCCCGTGCCAACCATTTTCAGTCGCAGGGAAGCAGCGAGGCAAAGACGATGACCGTCACCTCTGGCCGGAAATGTTACGAGTCATCCGTGAATCCAAGCCTAGATGGGTTATTGGAGAGAACGTTTCTGGGTTCGTCCGCATGGCACTCGACGATGTGTCACTTGACTTGGAGAACGAAGGCTACGAAGTCAGGCCGTTTGTACTACCAGCTTGTGCCGTCGATGCGAGACACCGAAGAGACAGAGTCTTCATCATCGCGTACAGAAAACAATCTGTGGGCGACACCGAGCACGATGGACTACCTGCCTCAGAGATCGCCAGAAGCTCTGGACAAACTGAAGGAGGGTCAGCGCAAGGGTCGATCAAGACCATCGAACCTGAGGGAGCAGGTAGACCCTCAGACGATGGAGCGATGGTTGTGGCCAACGCCACTGACGCGGGACTACAAGGGCGGGAGATCGCCGGAGACGTTGAAGGCGAAGGGTCGCACACCGACCAACAGTTTGCCGGATTCGGTTACGCATCAGGAAGGGCAGAGTGGACCTCTGAACCCGCAGTGGGTCGAATGGCTCATGGGGTTCCCAATCGGGTGGACAGAATCAAAGCCTTAGGCAACGCGGTTGTCCCCCAATTAATTCAAATCATTGGCGAGTTGGTACTCGCTGCAGACAAAGACATATACGGAGATATGCGATGACAAACTTTAGAATCATTTTTGTGGACGGTAGGGACGATTTGGTTGTTCCCTGCCCAACCAACTACGGCAACTACTGGGTCGTGTTCCAATATCTATCTGATTTGTTACGCACCAGATGCATCCACGAGGATGAGATCAAGAATGTGACCACGACTCAGCTACCGCTTACTGAGGAGGCATAGTCATGTCTGATCTGCTCACATCAACGGAGCCGTACTTCAAAGAGACTCGTGGTGGCATGAGAGACAACTCATCCACCATGCACCAGCACAAGGTTGATCGTGAGTTCACTTGTGCGTGGTGTGGTGAGAAGTTTACGAGCATTCAACCATCGGCCAAGTATTGCAGTGCGGCTCATCGCCACGCTGCTTTCAGGTCCGTACCAAGGCTTGGCAAGCCCAAGGTGATAACGAGGTTGAAGAGAAGAGGGAAGGGCTATCGTCCACCGCTTGCCCTGATCCGTCAGGATTCGGATTCGTAAGACCCAAACTCATCATCCTGGAATTGATCATCATCATCCTGGAACTCCTCATCTTCGAGTTCATTCTCAAGATCGAGGGGTTCCTCATCGGCAAGCTCCTCATCCACCATGGCTTCATCCACCATGGCTTCCTCCGCAGGCTCTTCCTCATCCGCAAGCTCACCCTCAACCACCACGCCTGCACGTTCAGCTAGTACGGGCGCAAGCTGATTCTTTTCAATCAACTGCTGCAGCCTAGACTCGACCTCTGCTCTGTCCATCTGGTCGATGCGCCCGTGCTTGATCTCTTTCTTATCAACCATCAGGCCTGCAAGTTTTGCTCTGCCTAGCTCTGCGGTGACGGCTGCACCATAAGACCCATCTTCAACAGCAGCATCTCTGATCATCTGTAGGTCACGCGCAACCTTATCAAAAGTGATCTCAAACTTTTTCTGCTGTGCCTCTTGGAGTTCACGAATCTTGGTTTGCACATGCGCGTATCTCGGATCATTCAAAAGTATGGACGCTGCTCTTGCTGGGCCTGCGTACCCTGCTCTGTGTGCTGACTCCGTGTTGGTCAGATCGTGATACACATAGTGCTGAATAAACGCCTGTTGTTTTTTTGTAAACACAGGTTCTTTGAACTGTTTGATCGAACGCCGCTTTGTGCTGTTGATCATATCGACTGATTCGTTTTTTGCCATGACGCTCATCCTATCAACTCATCCCACAAACTAGTAAAACAAAATTTTTTTTCTTTTCTTCCCCCCTCTTCAAAGAAGGGAGTAAGGGGTTATCCCGTAGGGGAGATATTTATATCTCTCTCCCCTTCTTTAGAAGTGACCCTATGACCCATTGACCCACCCTTATAAATCAATGACTTAGGTGGGGGTAGGGTCAAGGGTCACGCAGGGTCACGCTGACCCTATGACCCACCGTGACCCTACTATATAAATCAATGACTTAGGTCACTTATCCACAGGGCAGGGTCAATTTCAAAAAACCCCCGTGACCCTACTGATTTTGGGTAAAACGGCTGTTCCGCCGACCTCGAAACTACTTTAACTTTCAGCTGTAAGTTAACCTCAATCATGCCTGCTCCGCTCCATGATCTGCCTTGTTACCTACCCCATAACCAGCCGTGTGACTTGTCCTATGATCGGTGATCATGAGCGCGCTTCGGCCACAGTTTTTGCACCCGTTTCTGGGGTAGTCTACGAGGTAATACTGCACCCTGCAGGCTAGGCATTCGATGTGCCATTCGTTCACCACAACCACCTTCACATCAGCCGCGCTCACATCAGCCCCTTTATCCGCACTGCCTTACCAGTACCGCCGGAACCTTTCGTGACCTCGATCCTGTACATTCGGGTCACCTGATACACGTCATCCGATGACAGGTCGAGAGCCTTTGCGATCTCTGCCCGCTTCAGCCCCTGCTGCATAAGGCTGACAATCTTCCGCTCACGCTCAACCAGGTCAATCTGTTCGCTTTTTTCTTTCATTCGCATCCGTATCCTTATTGCGTTTCCCATTCTCGACTCTTTACATTCCTAATTCCGTGTCGTATCTTTGCCCTAACACACCTCAACGACCCCAAAATCACTGAGAAGTGTTTGTTCTTTGCCCCGCTTGGCGTCTTTAATCCTTTTGTACGTCTTGCGGGGCTTTTTTATGCCTGCCTATCACACCCCGCACATCCCGTCGCATTCGTCACCAAAGTCCATAGTGATCTGGTTTTCTGCGGGATCAGACAGATCTGCGTCCTTCAGCGGCACGAGTGATCGGTGTATGTAGATCTTGCTCGTTGTGCCTCTGAAGTTATCGCGTATGTGCTCATCCACCTGGACGGCTTGGGCCCATGACTTCTGATCGGTTGCCTTCATCTCGCGCCAGAAGGCGTTGTCATGATAGGGACAGAAGGTACATGCACTCTTCTGGGGTAGCTCATTGTACCCGTTGTCGCGCATCCAGCGCAGGCAGTGCCATCGTGACATGCGAGTTTCGATCAACGGCCATCGATTGTTGCACCACTTCTCTGGCGCATCCTTCATCCGCTGTATCTCGTCGGTGCTGATACCTATCCACTGCTCGACTGTGTCCGCTGGGATACGTTGGCGCGGCTTGTAGCCTGCCAGTTCGCGCAGCTTGCGCTGTATCGGCGTGACCTTGTAGTCACGGGTACACTGACGCATCAGGATGCCCTCGCCTACCCCGCTTGGCGATGCGGTGAAGAACGGCGGTGATGCGCTTCTGTTGTTTGGGTCCATGACATCTTCAAACAGGTTGCCCCGTGTCACACGCAGAACGGGAAACGGTAGCTGTGTTTCCAGCCAGTCAAGCCATTCGTATATGTGATCGGGTTCCGCTTGCGTGTCTGCGAAGATCGCGTAGTCAGGCATGGGTGTGATCTCACCCTTCGCTGCCATCAACGCCATCACGCTAGACTGTACGCCTGCGCCTAGGCTGATTACGGTTAGCTTGCTCAACTATCTTTCTCTTCGCTTTGAACAAGCGTTGGGTAATCTTGCGGAAGGATTTCTTTGCTTGATTCGTACTGGCCTTGCATCTCTACAAGCAAGTCTTTGATCAAATCAATCTGAAGAACCCCATGCGATTCATAAAACTTGTCACTCCAAATCACCACTCCCTCTTCGCGGAGCCAGTAAATCTCACCCATCTTCACCATATCTTGGCTTTCCATAATTATGCCTCCCAAGGCTTTGTCATTTCATTTGATTCCAGATAGTGCCACACGGCAGCGCCCGGAACTGCATGCGTCTTGACGATGCTGCCTTTGTACTTCTGTACATACGACACAGCTTTCTGTGCAGACTTGTTCCCTGATCCCATGCCCGCCTTGCTCAAAGCTTCCTTGGCCAAGAGTTCTAGCTCTTTGCGCTTGTAGAACTTTGTACTGCTCATCGCATCAACCACGATCCCAGCGATCTTAACCTCATCTTCTTCGCTGAGCGGCGCCTTCACATTGCGCGGCGTGAACTCATTCACCTTCCACATACCATCATTGAAGTCGAAGCTGGCCAGATGTTCCTTAGGCTCCATTGCGTTACGCGCTTCGTAGAAGATAGAGACATCGGGCTTCTCGCCGCTGAGCTTGATACCGCTGTCGAACCAACCGGCGAATACGCTACCGCCTCGTGCAGACATGAATGACTTATCATCTGCCCGTTCTTTACCTGTATGGTGAGCGATCACCACGCTGATACCGTGCATGTCGATCAGCATATCAACACGGTCTAAAAGCTTGCGTATCTCTGTATTGGAGTTCTCTTCGCCGTCGAAGAAGTTAATGATCGGGTCGATCATGACGATGTCGGGTTTGTGGAACGCGATCTCTTGGCTGAACTGTTCGATGTCTTGATCGCGCATCAGGTTCTTGCGTAGCCTGCCGCTGATGATCAGGTTGCTGTGCCCCATGGACAGTAGCTCCTGATCAAACTCGAATCGCCGATAATATGTGTCGATACGTCGCTTCAAGAACTCTGCGATGATCTCAGCCTGGAACCACATGACTTTGAGCGGACGGCTGAACTCGACATCCATGAAGTCAGTACCTGTCGTTGCACCTGCCGCAAAGGCGCCAAGCCAGTTCGACTTACCAATCTTTGGTTTACCCAGTAGCAGCACCCGACTCTTCTGGAAGATGAAGGCATCACCCCAATATTGTTCGATGCCATCGTCGGTCATGGTAGACCACTGATCTGCGTTGAACGCCTGAAGTCCTAGTGGACCCTGCTCTGGTTCTTCTTCACCATCACGCTTGAGTTTTTCAATCGGGTCTTCTTGTGACTGCAGTTCTTTGAGATCTTCGTTGATCTCTGTCTGCCAAGTAGATGTCTGCCACCCCATGATGCCT